GGATAATGACGGAGAGATGTGTAATGACTACGAAGATGTTGACCCTGCCACTGTCGGCCAGTACACAGGGATGAAAGACAAGAACGAAAAAAAGATTTTCGAGGGGGATATAATGTCACTTGTAACTGAATTTGGCGATACTATAATACGTGAAATACGGTTTATCGATGGGGCTTTTTGTGTGATCGGAGAGCAAGAAGATGACCTGCACGGGCTAAGTTGGGCCGTAGAAATGTGTGATGGAATAGTTGGTGATAACATCCACGACAACCCCGATCTGCTGAAATAAAAACGGAGGGTGTCCGCCTCACCCTCCTACCTTAGAAACTACTAACCTAAAATCCCGACTATGAAATCATAGGATAGTGCAAATATAACAAAAACCTGAAATATGAAAAGAACCTTACTTTATTTTCTTCTTGCCTTTATAGCCGTGATTCTTGCCGCCTGTGAGCTCAACAAGACCAAGCCAGGCAAGATCATCTTCGACCGTGTCCCCTTCGTCTATGCCACCATAAACGGCCAACGGGAGCTATTCTTAATAGATACCGGAGCGTCTACCTCCATGCTGGATAAAAAGCTCTGTGACGAAGTGAAAATCTACTACATGTCCACCGGCCTGGAAGTAATCGGCGTAGACGGAACCTCGATCCCTCTAAAGACCACCGGAAGAATCCCGTTCACGCTCGACAGCATCCCGTATTCGGCCAGCTTCGCGGTACAGGACATGACCAGTCTGCGGAGGGCCACGGGAAAGAACGTAAGAGGGTTGATCGGCTCGGATGTGCTGGGATTTTACCGGTTGACGGTGGATTTTAACAAATGTGAGTTGAGATGATTACTGAGACTATCATTAATGAAGTTGCCCGCAAGGTTGAAGCGGTAACCGGATTTTCCCTCGAAGAGATTAGGAGTAAAAGCAGGTACTGTCCGCTCGTTCGGGCAAGAATCATTCTCGCATACGAATTAAGGCGGTGGAACCTGACGTATATCGAAATAGCTAACGCGATAAACAGGAATCATTCAACATTGACGCATTATCTTACAGCCTATAGAGATAAATACGATGCCGATCCCGTATTTCGTAAGATGGCAAATTGTTCTAAAGGTAGACAAACCCTATAAGGGAAACAGTAATAAATGCGGTTGAAATTGGACTAAAAGTAGAATTGTCTAATGAAGGCGGTCAAAGCAAGAATTAAAAAATACAAAAAGTAGTCGGATGGGTGCAAGTTTTGATAATTACGTGTCTGAACGATACGATGATTGGGTAGCTTACACAGAGGCATTATGCCTAAAATACGGGGTGAAACTGGAAGCGCGGGAGGTCGTAAACGAATCCTTCCGCGTACTACTTGAGCGCAACGGGTCCAAACTCGACCGGCTGATGACCGCAAGACCGGGGCGTAAACCGGTAGCCGAATTTATGATGAAGCGAATTATCCGATTTCGTGTGTCATCCCCTCGATCGAGCATTCGGTATAGGCCAGGTCAAAAATTCACGTCCGAATCTTCGGAAGAAACACCGGAAACATTCTCCGATACGAATGTAGATTATTCTGGTTTTATGCAGTCTATTTTGGAGCAGGCACCGTTTACCGATCTCGAACGGCGGATATTCGTGTGGGTTGCTGTCGAAGGGAAAAGACTGGACGACTGGCCGGGAGAGGAAAGCCGTAGAAAACTATTTTACAAACAGCGAAGTGCAATTTTAAAAGTGAGAGCGCTTCTGCATCGAAAAGGAATTTTTAAAGAATAATTGCAGTGAATTCGGCTTTTTGTCGGATTTTTTTGTTCCCGTTTGCACTTTTTCCCGGCTCATTCTCTTTGAAAGAAAGTACCGTTAAAATGGCAGCACCGAAAAAGAATACTTACTGGAAACTGGCAAAAGGATTTCCATCAGGATCAGACAGGAAATACACCCCGCAGGAATTATGGGATAAAGCCGTCGATTATTTCAAATGGGTGGAAGATAATCCTTTGTTAGAAGAGAAGTTATTTGGAACAGGCCTAAAAGATACCGTAAAAAAAATGCGGGCCATGACCATCATAGAGTTCTGTGTGTTCGCAGGGATTGCGCGTTCAACATTCCAACTTTATGAAAAGGATGAAGCTTATTCGGTCATCACCGCGCGCATTAGGGATATTATCTACGATCAGAAGTTCACAGGAGCCGCTGCGGGGCTTTTGGAAAGCAACATTATCGCGCGGGAATTGGGTTTGGTCGACAAAAAGGATGTGACGACAAACGGCCAAAACGTAACCGCGTCCCCCTTGAACGATTTACCCACGGAGGCGCTATTGGAAATCGAGCAAATAGCTAAAAAATATGGCAAATAGCGAACAAAGTTCCTTTACCGATCTCCGGTATTTATCCGAGGTGATCGCCCGAAAGAATTTCGAGCGGTTCGCCTTGTACGTAATGCCGTCTTTGGAGCTATCACCGTTCCATCGGGCTTATTACCAGGCTTTGGAACTGTTTACCCGTGGTGCGATTAAAAAACTGATTGTAACGGTACCGCCCCAGCATGGCAAATCTCTCGGATCGTCGCAGCTTCTCCCGGCCTACCTATTAGGGCTGAACCCGGAATTAAAAATTGCCCTCGCTTCATACGCATTCACGCTGGCAACGAAATTCAACAAACGGGTACAGCGCGTTATTTCGGATGCGGCATATCAAAATTTATTCCCTGACACATGCCTCAAATCGGGCTCCCGGCAAGTGGCCGCAGGATCGTACCTACAAACCTCGGAAGAGTTCGAAATTGTCGGTTACGGCGGATCGTTTCAGTCGGTCGGAAGGGGGGGCGGTCTGACGGGTAACAAGGTAGATATAGCGATATTGGACGACTTGTACAAAGATGCGGCGGAGGGAAACAGCCCGACTGTACGGGAAAGCGTGTGGGAGTGGTACACGTCAGCCGTTAAAACCCGTCTGCATAACGGATCGCAGGAACTTATCGTTTTCACCCGCTGGCATGAGGAGGATTTGATCGGCATACTGGAGGACAAAGAGGGCGTGCGGGTGCTCGGTTCTTTTTCAGAGATCGACCCCGGTTACACGGGTTGGTATAAACTCAACTTTGAAGCGATCAAAGAGAGCGGACCCACCGAGATCGACCCGCGCCGTTACGGTGCCCCGCTTTGGCCGGAGCGTCACAGCCTCGAAAGCCTGGAGCAGCGGCGCGCGCTCGATCCATTCCGCTTTGACTGCATGTACCAGGGGCACCCGTCGTCCAAAGAGGGCCTTTTGTACGGTGATAACTTCAAAACCTATGACACCCCGACCGGCTCGGACGAAATCATCCGGAAAGCCAATTACACCGATACCGCGGACACCGGCACGGATTACCTGTGCTCGATCTGCTACGACGTGCTGAAAGGGGGGCAAATCAACATTACCGACGTACTATACACGCAGGCGCCAATGGAGGAAACCGAACCGGCCACCGCGCAAATGTTACTTCGTAACGGCACCCGTGCGGCACTGATTGAAAGCAACAACGGCGGGCGCGGGTTTGCCCGGAACGTGCAACGCAAAGCCACGGCGGTACATGTTGAGTGGTTCCACCAATCAGGTAACAAGGAATCCCGCATTCTGACCAACTCCGCCACGGTACTGCAAAATATCCGTTTCCCGGAAGGCTGGCGCCTGCGTTGGCCGGAGTTGTACGCGCACCTCACCACCTACAAACGATTATTCAAAGCAAACAAGAACGACGATGCACCGGACGCACTGACCGGGATCGTCGAAAAGGAGATCATCAATAAAAACAACCGGATTCTATACATGGGATAGGATCGTAAAACTTACAATTATGGCAAGACCAAAAAGAGACCAGAACGCCGCAGCCGTGGCGGATTATCAGGAACCGAAAGACACCCGCACGCCGTATCAAATCCTGCTCGACCTGCTCAACGCGGCGGAAAGCACCGCCGGGGAGATCGTAAAATCCCAGATCGCCGCCGGTGGGCCGATCATCCGCATGCGCCGCATTCAGGGTGAAATACACAAGCTCATCAAAGAGGCTAAAGTCTATGTTTAGTTTCGCTATCGATCACGAAACATACTCCTGCCCGACCCGGTGGCAGGAGTTACCCGTTTCCGACGCCGTGAAATTGCAGGCGCTCGTGAAGGAGCTACCGGATGCGGTGGCGGATCATTTCCGTTCATTGGTCAGCCCGGCGGAAGAAGTTACCCCGGTTCAGGGGGATGACGTAGGGGCCTTGCTCGACTTCTGGCGCAAGGCGCTGCACGCGCTATCCGGATGCCCGTTGCCGGTACTCGACAAAACCGCCGATACGGATGTACACGCGCTCGGGGAACACTGCCTGACGCTGTTCGTGTTTTCGTTACTGGCGGCTCCCTTGTACCACCCGGAGGGGATCGAAGCCTTTAATACGGACGGGGAACGGTTGGTTATCCCCACAACCGGCACCGACGCGCTGGGTAATGCGGTGCCGCTGAAAAGAATTACGGCAAAGGAGTTTTGCGATGCGTCGGATATTACCGCTACCGGAGATTTGACCCTCGCACCGCTGCTGTTGGCCGTTTTATGCCGCCCGGACGGGGAACCATACGACGAGGAGGGAGCCAAAACCCGCGCCCGAAAGATGGGAGACGTGTCGATGAGCATTTATCTGGAAGTATACACCCGCCTGATGGAGATGCACGCCTATCTGAAAGGGGAATTTCCGAAACTCTACGGATCGGACAAAGGCGGGGATAAATCGAGCGACGATCCCTACACATGGAGCGACAAACTGCTGTTCGTGGCGGACGACAAACCCAGCGAACTGCCGTATGCAGAGGGGCTGAATGCCTATGAATTTGTCCGCATACTGGACGCGAAACTCAAACGCGAGAAACAGAAATGGGAGATAGTAGCAGCGACCAGAGGATTGTAAAATGGCGGGTATGCGTGGCCCTCCTCGACATGCTTTACAACCGGGAATGCCGGTGCGACCGGGCCAAATGTGCCGGGCATTTCGAGTACCTGCGCCGGTTGAAATTCGAATACGAGTGTAAAATCGAAGAATATGAGGAAGAAATTAATAGAGGCGATCAAAGCGGCATTTCTCAGTGAGGGATACGGATTCTTTCAGGGGTTCGCAGACAAAATACAGGGCAGCGAATTGACCCTGCCCGCGCTGTGGCTTACACCGATTGAGGTGGCCGGGATGAGCGGACGTAACGACGGCAAAGTGACCTACAAAATCGTCCTGTACCTGTTCGTGCAGAACGAACAGTACGACGAGCAGCAGAAAGAGGAAAAATGGGAGGAACTGGAACGCATCGCGCGCAAAGGGATCGCTACGCTTCCGATGATCTCCGATGTCATTTCCACCGACAAAGTGACGATCAAACCGGACGAGTTCGCATTCACCTCGTTCGGGGAGCTTTCCCAGACGGTAACCTTCCTCGCCGACGTGTATTTCTGCAATGAGTAAGCCCCTCGACATACTGGGCCAGTTGGCCGAACACCTGAAAAAAGCCTTGCAAACGGAGCTTTCGGTACAAATGCGCGTGGCCTCCGGGACACTGATAAACAGCATCGAGGCCGTGGTAAAAGAGACTATGAGCGGTTTCGAGATCGTCGGTTCGGCGGTCTATTACGCGAAGTATGTAGAGAACGGGCGCCGGGCCGGGGCGAAAGGGGTACCTATTGAAGCGCTAATCGAGTGGATCAGGATAAAGCGGATTGTGATAGAGGGTCGCAGTGAGCGTTCCACGGCTTTTATGTTCCAGAGCTCGATCCGTCGCAAAGGAATCGCCCCGGCATTGTTTATCACGCGCACCCTGCAAAACCAGGAAAGCACAATCGACCGGAGTATTCACGCGGCATGCGGGGAATTGGTCAACTACCACATCGAAACCATGTTTAACGAAATCAAACAAGCAGCATGATAGACCTGACAGCAAAACCGGAGAAATTCAGCAGCGTATATCGTCCGGTAATCTATACCCTGACCAAAACCGGCACGGAGAAAGAGACCGTGCAGATTCTCGACGGATCGACGGTACTCGGAATGAAACAATTTGTGACCGCGGGCAGGATCGCGGTAAACGTATCGGAATATTACCGTAACCTGATCGAAACGGCACCGGTGATCGATGACAGCCTCTCGTTTGTCCATGCCGTGAAACGGACGGTAACGGCCCGGATCGACGTGACGGCGGATTCCTCGGTGCTGCTCACTTCGGGGATTACCGATCTTGCTTTGTCCACCCTGCTGTCGAATGCGCCGGGGCCGCGGATACTCCGACCCGGAGAATGGGACGAATTGAGCTATCTGGTAGATGAACAGGTATTGGCCGGGGCAATTATCGTCACGATGAAAAACGGGCAGGAAATCACCCTGCAAATGCCTAATTCGTCTATCGACGGAGTGGCCGTACTGGTGGTGCATTACGATTCCATCGCCGAGGCGGTGCAGCTCAAAGGTGCCGATCCCGCGGGCATGGCCGGAATCAAAATAAAACCCACGCTCGGGTGTTACGACCTGCCGGAAGTGGAGTACCGGATTGTCCGCTCTGGGTGCGGTGTCCGTATCGCGTGGTGGAACCGCCGGGGTGGGATCGACTATTATACGTTCCGCTCCGACCTCGATAAAAGTTATACCACCGAACGCACGAAGATCAAAACAGCGGAAGGCTGGCGGACGGTTTCCTCGGAAGTGGAGGACGAACGCAATATCTCTTCCGGGGGGCTTCCGGGTTTCATGCTCGAATGGCTGGGCGAGATCGTCAGTGCGCCGAAAGTGTGGCTGATTGACGGAGACCAGGCTATTCCCATCGACATTACCTCGGACGTGATTACGACATTCGATCAGGCGGAGATGCCGCAGCTTGAGTTAACCTTCCGATCCATCGACACCGAAAAAATGCAAACGACATGATCGACCTGTACATAGACGGCAAACGCCTCGATACGGATCAGCAGACCGACGCCGCAATTACGCTCTCCATCGGGAGCGTGGAAGATCCATCCCAGAGCCTGACGGCCTTTTCAAAGTCTATCGAAGTTCCGGCCTCCGCCCGCAACAAAGAGATCATGCAGTTCGCCGATCAGCTTCACGGGGTCGAGCAGTTCAACAACGCCAAACACCCGGCCCGGCTGGAGGCCGGGGGCGTGGTGGTGATGACCGGCACCGCACAAATCACGAAGGTAACGGTAAACAACCTGCTGAACGCCTCATACGAAGTGAACCTGATCGGCGCGGAGTACGAATGGGCGAAAAAGGCCGCCGAAGCGAAACTCAACGAAACGGACGGATTAGGTAGCTGGGTATTCTCTGCCGCCACGATCAAAAGCCTGTTGGAATCCACTGGCGGGGTTTATCTGTTTCCGGTCTACCGGGGACAGTACGTGCGCCGGATCAACGACGAGAACACAGACAAGAAGAGCGGCACGAGCGGAACGTTTGTTCCCCGGCCCTATACCACGCTGGCCGACTACCTGCCTTTCTTCAACGTACGGCTGCTCATGGAGAAGATCATCGGCCAGTACGGGTACTCGATCCGTTCGGATTTCTTTGAAAATAACGCGCTTTTCGGACGTTTGGTCGTGGCCGGGGAGTGGGAAGAGTACGACACTTCGGAACTGGAGGAAAAATATGACTTCCTCGCGGGTAAGTTCGCATCCGGAGAGCCTTATTTCATCGTGACGAACCAACGCTATGAGTTCGGATTTAATGAAATCGGACGTATCGTAGACACTGTTAGGCCGGAGGAGGAATCCGCCGACGAAGAGGTGCTGGAGGATGTGTACGACAAGGGAGGGTGCGTAATATTCCCTGCTGTCACCGAGCCGGTATTCATGGCTAAGGAGGACATGGTGATAGGCTTCGAGTACAATCTCGAATATGTCACCGGGATCAGCACCGAGTACGCTGCCGAAGGTGATAAATACGGCAAGCTGATCTGGTTCGACACCGTGGACGGGGAGGCGGTGCCGGAAGAGTGCATCGAGGCCGACCGCACGGACATCTCGAAAAACACCCCGCAGGGCGAATATATGTATATATACCGGCTGACAAAGGGAACGATCAACGACGACAAGCACTATGTCCGGTTCCGGCATAACAATGACGGGGAGTACGACGAAAACGGCGAATACGACGAGACGTACGTCAAGATCGGTCAAAGCGGCTCTTTCGTCTGTACGGTCAACGTGTCAAGCACCGCCGAAATATTTATCGGGGAGCCGCACCCGGTTTTCCCGTCCCGGATGGTCTGGAAGAAGACGAATATGGAGATCGAGATGTTCGCTCTCGACAATTCGGCCACGATCAAACTGAAATATATCGTAGAGCCGAGGTTTTTGAGTGCCGGGGAGACAATGACGATCAAAACACCGGTATTCTCCAGTTCCAACGCGCCGAATATGGCCGACGGCAAAACACCGTACATCCAACTGGCCTTGACGAACAACACGACGGTCAAGGCGTATTTCTGTAAGCGGCCCGGCTACGGTACGGCCCTCAGTGCGAAAAACATGCTCCAATCGGGTATTACGCAGATGGATTTCATCAGCGCCGTGAAACAGATGTTCGACCTGATGTTCTACACCAACGCCGAGACCAAAGAGGTGTATATCGAGCCGCGGGAGACATTCTACACCTCTACGCCGATAGACTGGCGGGGGCGGATGGACTACTCGCAGGAGATCGAGATCGAGGATGCGGGAAGCAATATTGGAAAAACTGTGGTACTCGGCTATCAGACCGACGATGTGATAGAGCGGCACAACGAAGAGACCGGAACCGAGTTAGGCACCTACAGAGAAGATATTTTGAAATACCACGCCGAGGACGAAGAGGATTTGACCAACCCGCAATTCGTAGCGACTACCGTAGTGGAGGAAAAAATCCCGGATGCGGCGGCTATTTCGCTGATCGACTTCTCCCCGGAAGACGACGAGCCGTCCGATCCGTGGGAACTGGATTTGGATGCGTCGATGAAGGTGTGCGAATACCTCGGAATGAAAACCCTACCGGAAGGGCAAAGCCTTCTTATCCGCGACAAGGGCGTGAATACAGCTGTCGGGGCGTTCCCGGAGGTGTCGTTCGATAACCTGCATTTCGAGGGCGAAAACGGCCTGAAATCCTACTATGCGAAAACGATAGAAGCGTACAACTACGGTAAGCGGATCACCGCGCAGGTGAAGCTATCCCCGGCGGACGTGGAAAACCTCATGCTGCCGAACGATCTGGGCAGAGACTTCCGCGCGCTGTATCGCCTCAGTATCGGCGGGGAGGATGTCTATTGCCGCCTGGAAGAGGTCAACGATTACGACCCGGCCAGCGCGGAGCCGACGGAATGCGTGTTTTTGAAAGAAAATTAAAACTGAATATCATGGAGACAGAACAACTATTTCGAATTAGAATTGCGACTGACGAGCAGGCTCTCGAGAAGTTCGGTAAATTGATGCGGGAAACGCTGGGAACCCAAAAGGAGAACATCAAACTACTTGCGGAACAAAAGAACGCATTGAAAGATGTGCGCAACCAAATTTCCGAATTGGATAAAATGGAGAAGGTGACGGGCAAGACATCCGTCACCAAGCGAGAGGAGTTGATTCGCAAAGAGTTGGAGTATAAGCAAGCTATTTCTGAGACACAAATGATTTTGAAAAATCAGGAGAAACTAAATCAGTCTGTGTACGGATCAATGCAACAGCAGTCTTTATCACTGGAGCAAATGCGCATGGCTTGGCGCAAACTAAAAGATGAGCAAAAAGAATCATCGGCAGGGAAAGACCTTTTACACCGGATTAATGAACTTGATGATTCATTAAAGAAAAATGATGCTGCGATAGGAAACCACCAAAGAAATGTAGGTAATTACGGAAGTGTATTTGGCCGGTTTACGTCTATTCTGGGTAAAGTAACCGGAACGGTTGCGGCGGCTGTAGGTGTTTTCAAGATGGTCGAACCTGTGTTTAATAGTACTCAAAAAACAGGTGATGAGTTACGGTTTACGATTGCTGAGATCGATGGTGTGTATCAAACATTCCTCAAATCTGTAGCCGGTGGAGGGTTAGATTTATTTGTCCGAAATCTTGAAGACGCTGCTAAAGCAGGTCGAGAACTTGCTGTAGCATTGGATGCCGCATTTGAGCGAGAAAATTCCATCAATATACGTCGTGCTGAAGCAACCGAAGAACAGGAGATATTGCGCGAAACTGTAAATGACACCTCAAAATCTTATGAAGAGCGCAAAAAAGCAGGGAAAGATTACATTGACAGTATCAACAGTTACAATACGGAAGAAGAAAGATTACTTGGTGAGCTTGCTGATAAAACAGCCAACAATATCGCCGCAAGAATAAAATTGACAAATCAAGGGGCTAAAGATCGTCTGAAAAATTTTATTCGCGATTATAACACATTGTATGAAAATGGAATTATTGAAGCCGCCAAGGAATATAATAAAATTTTGGAGGTTCCTGAAAAAATAACAGTGATTGACGAGTTAGGCAATTCCGTTCAACGGGTAAATCCTAAATTTAGTGAATTTCAAAAAATCATTCGAGAAACCTCAGACGAAGTTAAAAATGTGGCTCTATCGTTACAAGAGTATGACCTGAGCAATGACAAAGAGATTAAACCATACATTGATCGTGAGATTCAATATCAACAAGCTAAGTCTGCCACTGCCAGAGAAACACGCCGAATTAACAATACGCTTAATTCGCTTGAGGCACAAAAAAACAGGGATGCTGCCGCCAATGCAAAAAAATATCTTAAAATCAAAAATGATGAGATAGAAGCGGAAAACAGCCTATCTATATCGGGCATTAGGCTTGCCGTCGCCATCAACCAAAATATACTCAACGATGACAAAAAATCTTACGATGAACGCCTTGCGGCTCTTAATAATTACCAAACGGCGAAAAAACAGGAAATCAATGCGGACGCAGAAAGTGAAATCGACAAACTTGTTCGGAACAAAGCTCAAGAGTTGAATATCGATGCGGATAGTAAAAGCGGTCGGATCAAACTTGAGAAGTTACTGTCTAAGCAGATCGCAAACATTCGCAAAAATGCCAGTCTTAAAATTGTTGACCTTGAAAATGAAACGACAAAAAAAGAAGTCGAACTCAAAGAATGGGGCATCAATAAGAAGGAAGAAAAACTCGCTTTTGAGATTTCATTGATGAAAAACGGCTCTGAAAAGGAGTTGGCCCAGCTTGAACTACAGTATGCCAAAGAGCTTCGGATGGCCGAGAAAAACGGCACCGATGTCAATAAAGTTATCGAGAAATACCAGCGGGAGCGGAAAAATATTAAAATGAGTTCACCCGAAGGCCAATCTTACCAATCTATGAGTATGGCCGGTGCGGAGTATCAAATAGAGTTGGATTTTATAGACAAATTAGATGCTTCTAGGGCTGAAAAAGATAAACGTAGATTGCAAGCCTTATATGAATATCAGAAGGCATTAGCAGACACTCAGAAACAATACATCGAGACCCAGTATCAAAATAAGAACATTACCCTCGACCAATATAAGGAACAAATGAATGGTCTGAATAAGACCTATGCCAGCCTTGAAAAATTCCAGTCCGACATTCAAAACGGGAATGTAAAAACCGGAAAAAACGGTAAAATTAAAAAAACAGGCAAAGGCAAAGTTTCCTCTTGGCTGCAAAGTAGTCTTGGATTGTCTGAGGATAATGTCGAACAACTTAAACAGCAGTCGATAGAGCTTGCTCAAGAAATCGGGCAATCTATCATCAGTATTCAAACTGAAATTTCACAACGCAAACTCAAGTTAGAGCAGGAACGAATCGACGCAGAGCGGGATTCGGAGTTGAAATCCCTTGAATTGCGGTACAACAAGGGGCTGATGTCCGAGAAAGCTTACAACAAAGCAGTAGAAGCAACCAATGCCGAAGCCGACCGGAAGAAAGAAGAGGTCGAACGCGCTGCATTCGAGCGGGAAAAACGATTAAAGATTATGGGAGTAGCCATAGACACGGCTGCAGGTATTATCAAAGTATGGTCGGAAGCAGGTCTTATCGGTAAACCGTGGGCTATCGCGCAAACAGCTTTCCTTACTGCCAGCGGCATTGCTCAAACCGCTGTCATTGCTTCTCAACAGTTCGCTCAGGGAGGTATTATCCCTATCGGAAACGGCAAAAACGGCGTTTCAATGGGAATGTTGCAAGGCCCATCACATTCGCAGGGAGGAATCCCGTTGATGGTGAACGGACAGCCTGTAAATGCAGAGGTGGAAGGCGGCGAAATCCTCGCGGTAATTAACAAGCGATCCGCCGCTCAGTATCTTCCCCTATTTTCGGCGATTAACGCGACAAACGGCGTAAAATTCGAGAACGGCGGGGTTATCGGCTCCGGATGGTCATTGCCAACACCGGCACCACTACCGCCCAGCAACGGGCAACTCATCGCCCAGCTGAATGCTTCTATTCAAGCTATGCGAATCGATTTCAATAATGGTATCGCCCGCTCAACGAAAGCCACATTGGAGCGGGTGGACAACATCAAAGTCCACGTAGTCGAAAAAGATATTACCAAAACACAGAAAAAAGTCGCAAGTATCAGGGCTAAAGCAACGATAATTGGGGGAAAGTAGGTATATTAGTAAAATAAACTTGAACTAAAATATGAAAGGTAGTTTCATTCTGATTGTCTTATGCTTCGTTTTATGCAGTCTAAGTTCCTGTGTGGAAACCACAAGAAAAGATTTTGGCAAAGATAAATCCCAACAGCAGCTTTTTGAAGAAGCAAAAGATATGCAAGGTTTCTTTGGCTTAAAATTAGGGGATAGCAAGAAGGATGTAGAGTTGTATTTACATAACAACATACGCAAATATGATCACCTTAGAAATGAGTATTATCAAGATGAATACAAGGTGGGTAGAGATATGCTTTTTGATTTCAAGCTGAAGTTAGGAGAACCTGAAGGCACGACTGATTTATTAAAAACGTATTCGGTATGTTTTATCGCTTCCGATGATGTTTATTATCGAATCGAATTAATGTTTTTTGAAGATAAATTGTTCCGCATCCAATTTAATGACGAAAGTACCATTGCTTCTCTCTTTAAGAAAAAATACGGAGAGGGGAAAGGATGGTATTCTGCAAGTAGGACTACGTTATTTGGTAAAGTGCGTCAAGCTGCAAATGAAAGCAGTATTACATGGGAAAATGAAACGGTTATCGCTAAATACGATGATGAATTTAAACATAATTATACGAAAAAGAAGTATTCCACAATAGGGGACAGATGGGCAAATGAAGCTTATAGACACAATATGTTTATGGAATTAAAATCAGATTCATTGCATAGCGTAATTAAAAACTATATCGACGCTTGCGAGAAACAGAAGCAGAATCGCGTTAAACAAAAAGAAGAAGCTTTACTGAATGCATTGTAGCGTATTTTAAACTTTTTAGCCCGTCAGAAATGACGGGCTTTTTTCATTCTCACATCAAAGTCCACGTAGTCGAAAAAGATATTACCAAAACACAGAAAAAAGTTGCAAGCATCAGAGCGAAAGCAACCATAATCGGGGGGAAATGATTATATTAGCAGTATAAACTAATTGCATTTGATTATGGATGGTGTACCCTTTTATCCAGAGGCAGACAATCGTAATAAAATATTCTGTATAAGTAATTCTCATTACCAACGTGAGAATGGGCTAACCTATAAATATCGTTAGCAACCGTTTCCGGGGTATTGCTCCGCCCTTTATTATAAAGTGCGTTATAGCGTTTTAGAAAATACCCACCGTCAACAAGAACCGCAACTTTAATTGGTGTGGTAATACATGGGATATCTGCTCGCCTAGGTTGACGATTTCGTTTAACAGGAAGCATAGGTGTAGCAATAAGGTAAAATAAAAATGCTCTTGGGTCAAGCATGCCCATTATAAAGAAAGAGCAAGCGGAAGCCAAGAGCTTAATGATGTTAGTGCAAATATAGCACTGTAAAAAAGGAAATGCAAATACTTTGCCTTAAAATTTTAAGTGTGTTTGCTTTCCCTTATGTATTATACAAACGCTTTTTGTAAGGGAATTGTTACGCTTATCAAAAAATATTTTCATTTTTTTTTCATTTTTGTTTGCACTAACGTCTCGCTCATTCTCTTTGTAAGAAAAGAGCGAACGTATGCACTCACTCGGAGAGATCAAGATCACCAATAAAGCCGCCGAAGTCATTATCGACATCGAGGGAATCATCGGCATTCCCGAATGGTGGCAGTTCGACAACCCGGACGAGCGGGTTGCCACCTACGACAAGTTCAAAAAGTCGGTAGGAGAACTCAAAGACATCAAATCCCCGGCCATCACGGTTAACATCCGCTCTCTGGGCGGCAGCGTTAACGACGCTTTGCTGATCCACGACACCCTGTCGGGGCTCAAAGCCACCGTTACGACCAACTGCTACGGCTATGTGGCCTCTGCCGCTACCATCATCGCACAGGCCGCCTCGTCCGGACGGCGCAATATCTCGGAAAACTCCCTGTACCTGATCCACCGGGCCAGTGCCTACGCAGAGGGAAACTCCACTGAGTTGGAGGAAGCCATCCGCATGCTGAACAAGACGGACGAGCTTATTGCGGGTATCTATGCGACCCGCTCCGGCAAGTCTGCCGAGGATTTCACCGCGCTGATGGATACGGGAGAATGGTTGACCCCGCAGGAGGCCAAAGAGGCGGGATTGGTGGATAATATCACCAAGTCATCGGGCATTACGAACCTCGACACTACTTCGATCCATAACCTGAAATTGCCGGATATTCCGGCGGACAAACAAATCAAAAACGACAATAACATGAAAATCAAAATGAAAGAGAGTTGGAAAGGAATTCTCAACTTCTTCGGACTGGAAAAGGACGCAGAGGTGGAGATCACCGACGCGGAACTGGAGCGCATCAACAACGAAATGGAGGCGCGGGACAAGAAGATCGCCGACCTGACGGATAATGCCGCCGGGAAAGACGCGGAGATCGCAAACCTCAAACAGTCGGTCACCGACAAGGATACCGAGATTGCGAACCTGAAACAGCAGGTAACAGACAAGCAGTCCAAGATCGACAAACTCAAAGCCGCGCCGACGAAAACCAAAGACCGCGAAGACCCCGATCCTGCGGGTGAATCTCTCAAAGGCAATCTTTCTGCTTACGAAAACGACGTCAAAAACTTCAAATAAACCGAAATCATGTCAAAAGTTATTGCAAATCCCAAAACCTACACGGGGCAGGAGATCGAGACGATTTTCTTGCGTCCGTCTTTCAGCGGTCCCGGCGCACTCGACCTCGGTGTCCGCATGTTGTACAATATGCCGGTGCCTACCACGCTCAACTTCTGGAGCCGTAGCGACGACGTATTGAAGAAGTACCAGGGTGGCTTTCAGGGCGGAAGCCTCGCCGACAAGTTCCAGAAAACGATCTCGCTGGAGAAGTTGAAAGTCGAGATGGCTTATTCGCCGGAGGACTACTTCGGTATGATCTACGAGAAGATCACCAATAGCGCGAACGTAAACCTGCAAGACCTTTCCGGTACCGAGCTTGAAGCTGCCGAAACCGCACTGCTGCGTGAGGCCATCGCCGAGAGCCTGCGTATCACGATGTGGCTCGGTGACAAGAGCCGCACCGAGGGAGGCAAAAAGTACAACACTTTCGACGGTTTTATCAAAAGGATCAAGACTGACATCGGCGCCGACACAAACGACATCAAGAAGTTTTCTCTCGAATCTATGGAAGCTCCCGACGCAGCCGAGACCCTGTTCAAAAAGATGTTCCGCGAAGCGCCGCTCGTGTTGCAGGAATCGAAAGATCAGGGTAACCTCGTCTACTTGGTCACTTCGGACGTGTACAACAATTACGAAGATTCACTGGACGACGTAGTACTGGAGACGGCCTACGCCGCCAAGCAGAACGGTCGTACAGGTCTTCGCTATCGGGGTATTCCAGTGATCGACGTAAAATTGTCGGGTATCCTGCCTGCACTTACCGACATGCCGCAGTCGTTCGTCATCCTCACGGATCGTCGCAACCTTGCAATGGCTGTCAATACAAACGATTTTCCGGGTTCGTCCGTGGATTTGTGGTACAGCAAAAACGACATCCAGAACCGCCAGCGGGCCGTATTCATGGCCGGGTGCGACTACCTGCTTCCCGAGCTGATCGTTGCGGCATTCCCCGCGGAAAATGAAGGCGCGTAAACAAACCATTTTTTAATCAATCAAATTTACCATGTCAATTCTTACAGGTTACACGAAAGTGTGCAAAAAGGCTTCGGGCGGTGTGCTGACCATCGGCCTGATCGAAAAGGAAAATTTCAAGGGTGCGACCCTCGATGCCGACAGTGACGCCTATTCGGCGATCACGCTCGCCGCTCAGTCAGCATTCAGCAAGTACGAGTTCCTCGAAGATGAGGCGGAGTTCAAGGAGGACACCAAGCGCGAGAACGGCTCGGTGGTCATCACCAAGTCACTCGTATTCAAGCTGTCGACGATGAACTCCGCCTCGCGCAAAGCCGTGCAGGAGATCATCGACGCTTCGTACTGCGGTCTGGTGGCCGTAGTGATTACCCCCAACGGCGATGCGTTCGTGGTGGGCTATGGCGAGGACGTGAAACTGGAACGTCCGCTGCGTATCTCACAGTCTACCGGCACGACGGGTAAAAAGTTCTCGGATGCCAATGGCGACGAAGTGACGCTGACCTGCGACCACACCGAGAAATCGCGCATTTACTCGGGTGACACGGACGCGCTGTTCACCGCAGCGCCGGGAGCGTAAATCTTCCCATCCATCATGTTGCATGAAAGGGAAGTCCATGCGGCTTCCCTTTCTTTAAAAACCGAAACTATGGCAAAGAAATACAGCATTAGACCCGGCTATGAAAACGCCGAAATCGTGGCGGCGGCACCGCCCTACAAACGGACGGACGGGGCTCGGTTTGTCCTGTCCCGCTGCACACAAAAAGACCTGAAATACCTGCACGATGTAGTATTGTTCAAAGGAGTAAGCGTTTCGAGCGATGAGAAAGCAAAAACAGACGAACAAGACCGTTAAAGCCTTCGTGACCGAAAACCGGGTCGATCCGTTCGTTTCGATAGGTTCGACGATGGCCGCCACGGGTAACTGCTGGAGGTGGGGAACCGACAATATGTTTCCCTATGCCCTTGCCATCCTTGCACGGCGTTCGACGGCGCATCGGCGGATCATCAACGACAAAGCGGATTATATCTCCGGCAAAGGGTTTTCCTTCGATGAAAACCGACCGGAGTTGGAAATGATCGTGGAGGCGGCCAACGGGACAGGCGAAACGCTGCGGCAGGTGCTCAACAAGCTGGCATTCGACAAAGCCCTGTTCGGGAATGCTTTTCTTGAAATCGTAACCAACCGCAAATGCTCGTTCGTCTCATTCTACCATCAGGATGCGACCAAATGTCGCCTGTCGAAAGACAAATCACACATTATCCTCTGTCACAACTGGCGGGAATACACACCGATGCAAGCGCCCACCTTGCCGCTTTATCCTCAGTTCGACGAAGCCCCGGACGGTACGCTGCGCTCGATTATTCACTACAAAGATTATGAGCCGATGTTCGAGAACTACGGCGTGCCGCCCTATATCGCCGGGTTGAATGTGTCGGCCATCGCCTACAAGACGGACAAATGGAATATCAGCCGTCTGGACAACTCGTTTCAGCTTTCGGGTGTGATGACCCTCGACAGCGATGTGAACAACGAGGAAGAGGCCAAACAGATCGCCGAAGCGGCACAAAATAAGTTTGCGGGGAAACCGGGGCAGGTATTGTTCCTGGTAAAAAACAGCGGAGGCGAGGACGGGTCGAAATTCATTCCGATCACTTCGTCGAACGAGGGAGACTGGCAGGCACTGCATGAGCAGTCTACAACAGATATTGTTGTTGCTCATTCGTGGTTCCGGTCACTGAGCGGATTGGACTGGACGTCGGGATTTAATTCTGACCGTATCCTGCATGAGTATGAAATCGCACTGAATACGGTGATCTTCGGCGAACAGGCCGAACTGATGGAGCCGATCCGGGAAGTATTGGAAAATATGGCCGGGATCGACACTTCATCGTTGCAGATCATCAACCGGCCTCCCATAACACAGAAACCATCGTACATGATGGTGTGGGAAGCTCGCAAGGCCGACGGGCTGGATTACGACGAGAACGACCCGAAACAACAGGTTTTCCTGGCAAACCTAAAACAGTCGAAAAATGGTACTGATAACGAGTAACGAGGTTATCGACCTGGCATTCTCCAGTGTGGAGCAGATCACGCCGGGGATTATCAAGGAGACGAAAATCGAGGCGGCGCAGGAGCGCTACATCCGTCCCGCGTTCGGCGAAATGTATGACGCGATGATCGAAGGGAGATATCCGGAGTTCGTAAACACTTACCTCAAACCGGCCCTCGCGTATTTTGTCCGGCACGACGTGATCCCGGAGGTATCGACACCGGTAGGCAACACCGGCGCGATGCTTCCTTATGCGAACCATGCGAATGCCGCAACGGACAAACAGCGGGAATTGGCGATGGATAGTGCGCTGAACAGTGCCAATGCTCTTTTGGGCAAAACAATCCGGCATATCGAGGCGCACCGGGAGGATTTCCCGGAGTACAAACCATTGGTAAAATGCCCCTCGATCCGGGGCGGGATGATTCTTTAAGACATGGCAACGGGTAATAATTTCTATCAGGGGGAAACTATAACAGTTGGTTTCGCCGCATACGAGGACAATGCAGACGTACCGGTGGACATCACCGGGTACGACATTACAGCGATCCTGTACAACGCTTCGCGCGGACGTATTCTCACGATGAGCACGAACGAGGGCGGGTATCTGATCGTGAACCGCGTGGGAACCTCGGAACTGACCGTAACCGTTCCCGCTGCTTTTACCAGTAAAATATACCCCGGACTGCTCAAAATCGAAGTGAAACTAACAGAGCGGGAAACCGGGAAGGTAGCAATAGCAATGACCGATGTAATCTATTTGATGGGCTGTAAAATCGGAGGCATCAACCTATGAGGCTTGTGACGACATTCATACAAAATACGGAATCTACCGATCCCGATCTTTCGTACCTGAACCGCGCACGGTTCGTTTTGTCCGTGGCCGACGGGCATGGTTCCGACGGTGTGGGTATTCTGGACGCGGTGATTCGTAACCGGCACCTATTCCTGTCGATGACTTCCGGCGCGGAGATCGACGCGGGGAGCGTATTTACGGAGGACGATTTACCGGTAGCTTCGGATTCCCGTCTCGGTATCGCCGCGTTCGACCCGGCCTATTTTTCCATATTGGCCGGGAAAGTGTCGCTACGTGGTGATTTGGATTTCGGATTGAATGAAACACAGCTTGCCGAATACCTGACCGCCAACAAATACGCGACGCAGGCATGGGTTGCCGCACAAGGATTCATCGGCAGCGACGGGTTGGCCCTGTACGCTACGAAGGAATGGGTGCTCGGACAGAATTTCGCCAAAGCATCGAGCCTGGGCAATTATCTGCTGAAATCCGTCTGGGACGAGGTATTCGAGGTGACTACGGTTAACGGCGTGCGGGTATTGAACGTGAAGTTGGATATTGCGGGCCTCAAAGGCATCAGCGCTTACGGTCTGGGTTCCACCTCCGGCGGCAGTGCATCCGGTTCCCTCGGAGAGTTGGTCAACGTCGGGCAGTGGGCCGACGAGGTACCTACCGCCGACCGGGTGATGGTACAACTAGCCGGGACTACACATTGGTCTGCAAAGCCGCTCGCCGATCTGGTCGGTCTCGATACTGCGGCCCTTGCACAATACCTGACCGCAAACAGCTACCTCAAGGCAAGCGATATTTCAAGTTATCTGACCTGGACCAACCTTTCCGGCAAGCCTACGGTTTACCCGACGAGTTGGGCGAATATCGCGGATAAACCGACCGTATATCCTACAACGTGGACGAGTGTGACAGGTCGGCCTACGAAGCTATCGCAGTTTACCGATGACGTTGTAGCAGGCAACTATCTACCTAAGCCAACATGGGATGCCGTATTCGAAGTGGTCACGGTGGACGGCACACCGGCGCTGAAAGTCAAGTACGATATTCTCGGGCTCAAAGGCATCACAGCCTATGCGGAGGGCTCCCTCTCCGGCGGGTTCTCCGGTGCGTTGGTCGATCTGGTGGACGTGGCAGTGACTAATCTTGCCTCCGGGGACATTCTCAAGTACAACGGGACGCATTTTGTAAACGTACCGGTCTCGTCCATCGCCGGGGCTTCGTCGTGGGATCAGATCACCGGAAAACCGGAGTATTACCCGACCCGGTGGGCGGACGTGTCCGGTGCACCTACATCTCTTCCGGCCTCTGACGTATACCCGTGGGCTAAAGCGGCCTCGAAGCCGACCTATACCGCCGCCGAAGTCGGGGCGCTGGCTTTGAGCGGAGGCACCCTAACCGGTAATGTAATCACTATCGGCTCGTTCATCCTGGCGAATAGCGGTGCATACCCTCAGTTAACTTTTCGCGCAACAGCGGATAATTCAGAGAGGCTGCTTTTTCGGCATGGCAACGATCTGAAATGGAGGTACAATGGCACCAACGACGGAATAATATACCATTCCGGCAACTTCAATCCGGGGAATTACCTGCTACTTTCCGGCGGTACGATGACGGGGGATATCACCTTTGGATCGAATGGCAGGTCTCTAAGGGGTTCCGATGGAGGTAATATTGCCGGTGTGTTATATGATACACCTAATGCAAGATATGTTACGGCTATCGGGACAGGAAGTAGACGTTTGATTTTGGTCTCTCCGGCTTCAATATACAGGGGGGCAGGCGGAGTGGCTGAAAACTACATGATTTACGATTCCGGTAATTTCAATCCCTCGTCCAAGCTGGATAAGTCCGTTTGGGATGAAGCCTTCGAGCTAAAAACGGTAAACGGTGTGCGGGTGATTTCGGCAAAGCTGGACTTTCTCAGCGTTGCTGGTATCAGCGCGTATGCTACCGGCCCATCTTCGGGCGGCGGTGGCGGCGGATTGGATTACGACCTGCTCAAACAGGCCCTGACCGGTGCGATCATCCCGGACGGTTATCCGTTCACGATCTCCGCTTCGTTTCTCGGAGCCATCGACAAAACCTATTTGACGGGCAAACTGGCGAACACATACGCGGACAAGGTACATACCCACCTGTGGGCCAATATTACCGACCGGCCTACGGCACTTCCGGCCAACGGAGGCAATGCCGATACGGTGGATAATTTGCACGCTTCGTCTTTCGCCCAAATCAAAAGTTATACTTATCCAGATGGCGGAATAAACAACATTACGGACTTGGATTTCACCGGGAATATACAGGCGCATTTCCCGGGGCATGAATACTCCTGTATCTGGCAGGGGAAGGATTTTCGGGGTGTGATTTTTCAGCTCAAGCTGAAAGACTATTACACCCAATCCATGATGTACCGTGGCGGCGAAACAAAAACATGGAGGACGGTTTGGGATTCCGGCAACTTCAATCCGGAGAATTACCTGCCGTTGTCTGGTGGAAGTATCACTGGTGGTCTTGGTGTATCCGGCTATCTGACAGCGGGAGTTTTACGGGTCAAAGCGACTTCGTATCCGCAGATATCTTTCGTGAACACGACGACAAACAGGGATTCGCTATTGTTTGTCAATGGCAGCGAGCTGTATTGGCGTCCAACTGCCGGTACCGCGACAGATTATCAGGTTTACCATTCCGGCAACTTCAATCCGGATAGCAAACTGGGGGTTTCGTCCGTGGCCGTCGAAGCTAAAAAAATGTCGTACCAGGGCCTTATGACAGCGATCTCCGGCACGACAACCTTCCCCGCCGGACTCTACCTTTACGGCGTGTACAGCAATGGTTATCCTGTAACTTACGGTAATCTACTGCGGGTTGGAGGAAGCGGATTGGGCGAAATGTTGTTTGGCTGGGCAGGGGATGCCTCGGTCGGCGGGTTGTATTACCGTTCGAAACGGGATGTTGCGGCAACGGCATGGAGCAACTGGTGTAAGTTATGGACTTCGGCAAACTCCAACCTCTCGACCATTGACTGGTCGGCCAATAATCTTAATGCCGCAGCTAATTTGGATGTCGCAGGGCAGGCGTATGTGAGCGGCTGGCTCCGGTCGAGGGGTAATGTCGGCTGGTATAGCCAAGACTACGGCGGAGGCATCCACATGACGGACAGTACATGGGTGCGCGTATACGGCAGCAAGGGGCTGATGATTGACACCGGCACAAGCCCTATCAATATGGGACAGCTTCAGATTACCTGCTCTGCGGAGGCTTCCATCGGATTCCGATCCGCAAGCAACGGTAATTGGTGTCTGGGCAAGGGAGTGAAATCGATCGGTTCCGGGTTCGGCCTGTACAACGCCGTAACCAATCGGGCGGCGTTCCAGATCGACAGTGCCACGGATAACGCCTCTTTTGTCGGCAGTATCACCGCACCGACCTTTGTGGGTGCTTTGTCCGGTACGGCCACCCGTTGTTATGGTTTGGCAATCAATAATAGCGCGGGCGAAAGTAATTGTCTGCAATTTATGCAAACGCCATCCCAAAATGACGCCGAAGACCTGCCGGACAGTAATTGGTATCACATCTTAAAGTTCAACTACGGCAACGGTGACACTTATTACAATCGCACGCTGGCCCTCCCATTTTATAGCGACAATATTTATACTCGTAGGCGCGTGAGTGGCACCGCCTATTCATGGGTGGCCCTTTTTGGAGAGCATAACGCCAACAGGAGTGATACGAATTGGACTGCAAATACATTGACGGCCACCAAGCTCGTGATCGGCGGTATAACCATCGACGTATACAACGGCGCACTGCGCGTGAACGGAAACTTTGTCGCTACGGGCGGCGTAACAGCACATCAATAAAATTATGGCACTCGGAAAAACGAATATTTCAATCGACCTCGTGCGCCGCACGCTCGGATCGTCGAAAACAGACGTAGGAGGGCTTTGCCTGGAGGATAAGGTCAATATGTTCTCCTACTACAAACCCATCGATTCGCAGGCTCAGTCTACCGATCCGAATACGGACTGGCCGGCCAATGTCAAGCAGAATTTCGGGATCAACATCCCGGCACTGGTACTACCTATAGATACGGCTTTGAACTGGACGCGGGACAAGCCCACCGGCGGGAGTCTCAGTCCGTACCGGCTGACCGACTTCGGAGGTTACGAGCACACCGCGCGGCCCTGCCTCAGTTCGGGTTGTACGGGAACCGTCAGCGTCAATATGTCCGATACAGGTTACACCACCCGCACGTTCACCTTCGAGCAAATCCCCGCAAGCAGCAAGACGAACGTTTCGGCCCTGAACATGAAAGGGATTCAATACTATTACTGGGGCTTCGCGTTGTTGACCTCGCTGACCGCCACCGAGGGTAAACTGATCACTTGCGACAAGACCATCGGCGAGGGCGGCAATAGTATTACCGTGGACTTCTTCGAAATCGGAGCAGGAACGCACCATAAATACATGCTTTTCGTGCTGAGCAAAAAGAAGTCCACATGGACGAATCAGGACGAATGGAACATCAGCGATCTGGAAGTCGATCCGCTGGTGGTGTATCACAACAGCACGTTCATAAATCCGGTTCCGCTCAATATCTTCAACTCGATCCTCATGACGGCCGAGATGACCGGAATAAATACGGATAACTCGTCCGTTTACAGTCCTTTCAGCAACTTTACATCCTTTCCGTTGCAGTTCTACGGACAGTATGCGTATGTCAAGGTAACGATCACCAATATCGCAGAGCATCAAATCAACTATACGACGCTCTTTAACGTGGAGGTGGTGTCGTTCTGGGGTACAACCGAAACAGGAACGCCCGTTGTGCTGAATGCCTCCACAGGTAATCAGGTGTCCGGAATCGTTTTGGCTGCCGGGGAAAGCCGGGACTATGTGCTGGAAATCGAGCAATTCGCATGGCATAACGGGGAATTTCAGTTGGACAATTATCCGACCGGCGTCGTGAACTCATACATCAAACTCGGATTCGGCGAACTGCTCGACCAGACCGGCATCTTCCAGATACAGGCAAGAAACATCTAATTTGTTATCAACCAATAAAATCTTTCAATTATGTCAACAGTAAATGCAATTATCAACGAGAACAAGATCACCGCACAAACGATTCAGCGGCTTATCAAGGCAAGCGTAGGTTCGGCCGAAGTTTCGGCGGAGGTAACGATGACCAATGCCGTGGTCGCTTCCTACACGGGCGGCCAGATCACCGAGAACGGAGAAGTCAAAGCGTCGTTCAACCAGTACGCGGACGGCAAGATGCAGATCAGCGCGGATGTGGAGTACTTCTCGCAGGCGCAGGCGATCCTCACTCCGTTCATTCAGAAGATGAACGCCATCGCGCTGACGATGACCGAACAGCCTGAATCAGTAATCGAAGCGTAACCCTAAAAACTCAAAAAGATGAAAAAGATTATCAATTACTTCCGACAGAAAAGAGACGCGCGATTCCTCAAACGCGTACAGCGCGCATTGGCAACAGGGGCCAACTTGAGAATCAATGGCGAGTTGAGTGTCACAGGGGGCGTTAAGGCGTTTGACAACGTCAAAACTACCAAATGGGATCACGTGGCCTGTAAACGGACGTATGCCGCTGACAACTTCAATCCTGCAACCAAAAATTAATCAGCAATGAAAAAGATCGAACTTGTAGCACTGACCCAGCTTTTGGGCAAAATCAGTTCCGGCAGCATTTCTCACGATGAGCGCAAAGGGTTGCTCGACACAATGAAGGTTGCCAAATACAACCTCGAAATGCGCGACGAGAAGATGCGCACGGCGATGAAGAAGTACGGAATCGAGATCGACCCGAACACCGGAAGGATTGCCGAAGGTAACGACAAAGCCGCTGTCGCTTCATTCCTCGACGATATGAACAAGGTGGACACGTCGGATGTCGAACTCAAGCCGTTTCTTTCGGAGGCCGGAGCCGATGCGCTCTGGGAGGAAAACAAGCTCACCACTTCGGAGCGCATGATGCTCGATGAGCTGGTGAAGCAGCCCGAGCCGGAAGTTCCGGAGAAACCGGCAGCCAAAACGAAAAAGTAACAGGGCGGCAGAACCCGGCGGAATTTCCGCCGGGCTTTCCCGGCCAGTAAAACGACAAGTATGGAACATTTGAATTTACAAGCCCTCGCCGATAACCTGAGCCTTTTCGCGTTCATCTACCTGTGTGTGTTCGGTGCAATCGTAATGGATTTGTGGAGCGGGGTGCGCAAAGCCCGCCGCCGGCATGAACTGCGCATGAGTAACGGCTACAAACGCACGGTAGACAAGATCGCCCGCTACTACAACATGCTGCTGGTGGTCTCGATTATGGACGCG